TATATTGGATGCGTCCGGAGCAACCGGATCCGGCGCCGGAATTTGCCTGGTATTTTAGAAAGCTACCAACCCGCATAAACACAGGCGATAAATAGGATGTTGGATAACAAAGGCCGCACACGCGCGGCCGTTTTTATTTCAGGAGACACGCACCCATGCAGACCATGACCCTTCAGGACGTTGGAATCGTCGTCGCGCTAATTCTCACCCTGCTTGGATGGGCCTACCAGTTAGGATTTTCCGGAGCCCGGCTGAGTCGGAGCGAAAAAGACATCGAGGAGCTAAAAAAAAATGAAAAAGAATATCGCCAGGACCTCGGGAAAAGCCTGGAACGAATATACGACAAATTAGAAGCCCTGCCCTGCAAGGCCGCAGACAAGGAAAAATGCTGATGCAGCCATCGCACATAATAATCCACCACAGCCTGACCGATGACGGCCGCACAGTTTCCTGGGACGCGATCCGATGGTACCACGTTAAAACGAACGGCTGGACCGACATAGGATACCAGGCCGGAATAGAACTCATCGGAAGCCGCTACGAAATATTGATGGGACGGATGCTGACCGAGGCCGGCGCCCACACGGTCGGGATGAACGAGAAATCAATAGGAATTTGCATGGTCGGGAATTTCGATCTGGCGCCACCCCCGGCCGCACAGTTTGACCTCCTCGTTCGATTCACGCGATCGCTTATGGAAATCTTTGGAATTCCGATCGAGAACGTGAAGCGACACGCGGACTACGCGCCAAAATCCTGCCCCGGGACGCAATTCCCCTGGGAGCAATTTCTTGGGAGACTTCAATGACAGCCACCAAATTATGGATCTGGTACGCAGCCGGAGCGGCCGCGGCCCTGCTTTGGAAATTCCTTTGCTATTACAGAACAAACCGGAAAGCGGGAAAAAGCCTCGAGGCCTCGATCGACGAGTGGATATTTGAGAAAAGCCCGGAGAACGCCGTCTCCTGGATCGCGACCATTCTGATAGTTTGGGCAGCCGGGGTGACCTTCATCGGCGACATCGCCTTTTTATGGTCCGAATTTATGAACAAGATCCCACACCACCCGGCATTCGCGGCCCTTTTCGGATACGCCATGGAATACGCCGCACCGAACGCATTTAAGTGGATCCTTTCAAAGACACCCTGGGCGACAACGACATGACCCTCCTGCTTTCACTTTGGGCGAACCCCCTGGTCCGAAAAATCGCGATTTACACGGCCATCGGCCTGGCGATCCTTTACGGCCTGCGCCTTTGGGGAAACAAGCAATGGCAAAAGGGAGAAACGCTAATTATTTGGATACAGGTTTAGGAAAAACACTTATTCAATTATCATTAGCTTACAATGTAGTTAGAGAGAAAAACAAAAAAGTATTAATACTTACTCCTTTAGCGGTTGCATTTCAATTTATATTAGAAGCTTCTAAATTAGGTATTGACGATATAGAATATTCAAAAGATGGAAAGCATACAAAAAAAATTGTAGTTTGTAATTACGAAAGATTACATTATTTCAATGAAAGTGAATTTGAATGTGTAATACTAGATGAAAGTTCAATACTTAAAAACTTTGATGGAAAAATAAAAGGACAAATCACCTCATTCATAAAAAAAATACCTTACCGTTTTTTATCAACAGCAACACCTAGCCCTAATGATTTTATTGAATTAGGGACATCTAGCGAAGTATTAGGATATATGGGATATATGGATATGTTAGGGAAGTTCTTTAAAAACAATCAAAATTCAGTGGATAGTAATAATAGAAATATTGGAGAAAAGTTTTATTTAAAACCACATGCCGAAAAAGATTTCTTTGCTTGGGTTAATCAATGGTCAATTATGGCAAAAATGCCTAGTGATTTAGGGTTTTCAGATGAAAGATATAAACTCCCAAATCTAATAGTAAACAAGCATATTATTGAAAATCAAAGTTTAATTGATGTTAATGGTCAAATACAAATGTTTACGCCTATAGCAAAATCAATGACTGAGGTTAGGCATGAACAAAAACAAACAGAAGAAAAAAGATGTGAAAAGGCAATTGAATTAGCATTAGGGAAAACATCTGTATATTGGTGCAATACTAATAACGAAAGTAGTATTTTAAAGCATTCAGATTCTAAAGCCGTTGAAATTATAGGGTCTCAATCAATTGACAGAAAAGAAGAAATATTACTAGCTTTTGCAAATGGTGAAATTGATAGGATAATTACAAAAGCAAAAATGACTTCTTTCGGTTTGAATTGGCAACATTGTAATCATTCTGTATTTTTCCCTACATGGAGTTACGAACAATATTATCAATCTATAAGACGATTTTGGAGGTTTGGACAAAAAAATGATGTTACTATTGATTTAGTTATTTCAGATGGTCAAACAAGAGTTATAGAAGCATTACAACAGAAAACACAAAAAGCAATAGAACTTCATAAAAATTTAACCGAAAATGTTAACCGTTCATTTGAACACAAAACCAAAGAATTTAACAAACAAATAATTAAACCAACATGGTAAAAGATCAATTAATTACAGAAAATTATGCAATATATAATGGTGATTGCATGGAAGTACTTCCAACTTTAGAAAATGAAAGCGTAGATTTAGTAGTTTATAGCCCCCCTTTTGCTGGATTATACAACTACAGTTCAAGCGAAAAAGATTTTTCTAACTGCGAAAGTAAAGAACAATTCTTAGAACAATATGATTTTTTAGTAAATCAACTTTCAAGAGTTACAAAAGCAGGAAGAATAAATGCAGTACACTGTACTGATGTTTTTGATAATACTTGTAGGCTTTGGGACTTTCCAAGCGAAATAATTAAAATACATCAAAAATACGGTTTTGAGTATCGTAACAGGATTACAATTTGGAAAGAGCCTTTGAAAGTACGTATGCGTACTATGGTTCAATCTTTAATGCATAAATTTATTGTTGAAGATTCTACAAAATGTTTTACCGCAATGCCAGATTATATTTTAGTATTCACTAAAAAAGGAGAAAACGAAGTGCCAGTAACACATCCTTTCGGAATGAATCATTATGCAGGTGAAATACCAATTTTACCAAATATATTAAGAGCTTGGAATAATGCTAATAATTCAAACTTAAACGAGGAACAACTTTGGGAACACTTAAATAACATAAATGAAGATGATAAAATAACAAAACTTAATCACTACGTATGGCAACGTTACGCATCATCTGTTTGGGATGATATTAGAATTGATAATGTTTTACCTTTTAGAGATTCAAAAGAAGAAGATGATGAAAAGCATGTACACCCTTTGCAATTAGATGTAATTGATCGTTTGATAGAATTATATTCAAATCCTAATGAAGTTGTATTAACTCCATTTATGGGAGTAGGAAGCGAAGTTTTTAGCCCTGTATCAATGGGTAGAAAAGCAATCGGTATTGAGTTAAAAGATTCTTATTTCAAACAGGCTATTTTGAATATGAAAGAAGTTACAAAAAGATTTAAACAAAAACAAAAACAGGAAACACTCTTCTAAATGGAAGAGTTACGCTACTGGCGATCACTTTCAAAGCAACAGAAAGCCGAATTAAAAGCTAAACACGGGGTTAAAGTCGTTACGTTTGAGTTTATTTGTAGAATGTTTGAAAATAAAACAAAATAAATTATAAATAAATATTGTTTATCAGAAATAATATATTACATTTGCTTTATAAAAACAAAGAAATTATGAACTACGGAAAAGCAATACAAAAATTAAGAATTGGAAAAATGTTTGAAAATCAAACAGAATTTGCTAAAAACATTGGGATTACTCAAAGTTATCTATCATCTATTGAGAACGGAAATAAAAAACCAAGTACCGATTTGTTAGAAACTATTGCAAATTATACTAAAATTCCAATGCCGATACTATTTTGGAATAGTGTAACTGAGTTAGATATTGAGGAAGACAAACGAGAATCATTTAACAGATTGAAATCAAGTATAGATTCACTTATAATGTCGTTTTTTTAACCATACAAGCACAAAAACAAAATTTACCTATCAACACACCACAACCTAAAAAATAACCGTTAAAATCAATTATTATGGAAGTAAAACCGATATTAGAAGAAGTTAAAGAATATTTTAATAATGCGAAAGAAATAGAATGTTTATCAGATGGGTGTATATATAAATTTAATAAATCAAAAAAGATAAAAGATTTAGTTTTTTCTATTTATTTACGTAAAAGTAAAAGTGATTCCTGTTGTATTTGGCACATAGACAAAGGCTACGCAAAAATAATTTCGTATAAAGAAGAAACGTATCAAATAACCAAAGAGCAGATACTTAAAATATATAAAAATGCTGTTGATAATAATTTGCAATTAACAACATTTGATTTACAAGAATTGTATCCTTTAGTTTTTAAAGAGGATAAAAAAGAGTTGGTTGTATCAAAACAAACAGGATGGTTTAAATCTATAGGGTATGGAAATGAAAAATGGTTAGGGTATTTTATAGATGATGTTTTTCATTATGGATTAGGAGCTGATGGTAAATGGTTTGAAAATAAAAATTTAATTCATAATTTTAAAATATCTAAAAACGAAATAGAAGCCATTCCTCAAGAAATCCAACAAGCATTGGAAAACGAAGCTAGGAAGAGAGGGTATTTAGGAAATCACATTAAATGTATTGAAGGGTACTTAGGATCGAGTTCAATAAAACTAATAGGTGATTACAAATTTGAATATAATAAAAATAGGCTAATAGTTGATTTAAGAGGATGTGTTTACACTGTTTTTAAAGATGGCGTATGGGCAGAAATAATCCCAACAATTACAATAAAAGAAGCCGAAAAAAAACTTAAATGTAAAATAATCTAACAATGGAAACACTATACACAACCCTAGACGTTAAATTTTTATGCGCTGCATCTTTCGCTTTTGGTATACTTATTGGAATGCTAATATTATTAATAATTCATAACTTAAAAAAATAACATGGTAACAATAGCACTTACAATTTTAGGGCTTGCAATGATAGTTCTTTATGATAATTACGAAACTATTTCAAAGTTTCTTTTTGGAGAGCAAATTAATATTTTTAGGTATTAAAGACATGGAAATATTAATCTCAATGGTTGATTTTGTTTTAGAAAAAAACAAAGCAGAAGAAGTAACTAGGCAAAGTTATATAGAGTGTAGTAAATACGCCATATTTCTAAAACAACCTTTAAAACTTGGAATGTTTGTTCCTTGTGATTTGGACGGAAATGTTTTGGAAGATGCTAACCGAAGCACGCATACAGATATTGAGTGCTTGGAATACCAACAAGCAAAAGAACGTTGTTTGTTTGAGGGATTTACACAGGCAGAAGTGAGTTATATATTGTCTTGTAGCGACAACAAAACAGTAGAAGATATTGTTGATTACAATCCAAAACTAACCGCTACGGCATTAAAACAAATTGGATTATGAGTGAATTTAAAGGAGCGATAGCAACAAAATAACAATTAAAATTATTTTAAATGAAATTTAAAAACAGTTTCAATGCGAACCTACCATACAAAGTAATAGCTGTAAGTTTAGAAAACGAAGTAAAATATAAAATTACGCAACCGCTTAGTTTATGGATATTTGGACTAACTAATAAATACTATAACGTTACGCAATGGTATTTAAGGGAAAAATATAGTTCGGTTTTATACTTTAAAAATAAAAAAGAAGTTGATGCTTTTGTGTTAGAAGAAAAAGAAAAACAATATAAGTCAAGTATATTAAGCGAGATTATTGTATTTGATTCTTTGCAAGAATAGCGATAGTAGGTTATCGTTTAGATTTGGGGAAATCTGAAAAAGTCATGTTTTGCATGGCTTTTTTGTTTTGTATGATATAATTATGTAATTTTGAAAAATCAATTGAAATTTCAATAATGAGCGATAATTCAGACAAAGACGGTAGAGGAGGTGCGAGACCAGGCGCAGGAGCTAAAAGAAAGGCAGATGTTGAGAAAACTGACTTAATCTTTTTAGCTATGATAAAAGCTGTTAAAAACGTAGAAACAGACGATGAAGCAAAGCAAGCTTTAGCAAAAGAATTATTTACTTTTGAGAGAGGTCAAATGTTTATAGCTGAACATGTTTTTGGAAAACCTAAAGAAAAAATAGATGTTACAAGTGGTGATTCACCTATCCAAAACTTCAATTTAAGCAAACTATCAGATGCAGAACTATCTGTAATTCTAAAACT